CATCGTATTCTGTTTTCGGTTCTGGTATTCTTATATTAATCTTTGTCATTATCTACGTCCATCTCCTTGTACATCTAATCTTAATGTACCAAATCTCCACTCTTCACCAGAACTATCATTTTCTATTTTAACATTTACAAACCTACCTCTAGCTCTTGTATCTTTTTTAAGAGTTGAAGACGTAACTGTAAATGGACTTAATGTAGTTGTTGTATCAGATTGTTGTGGATATCTTTTTACACCTAGACTTACTTTTGCATTACCCGTCAATGTTTTAAAATCTGGTACAAATCTTCTCATTGCAAGAAATACTTCTCCAGAAACTTTTGGTCCTGAAGATCTTCCTTGTGCATTTCTTTGTCTTTGTTCAATATCTATATCATATGATTTTATAAAAGATGTAACAACTGTTGTTGATCCATCTTCATTAACTTGATCAGTTCCAACTTCATGTTCAAAGAATTTAGTCTGACCTAAACCATCTTGTCCAACTACTGCTGGAAACGTTCCATTACTTGATGCATCATATTTAGTTGCAAAAGGTTTTGGATATACAATTGCATCAATCCAACTTGTTCTTGCTTCGGTGCCCGTGTACCACACACCACCTCTCATAGGTTCTCCATAATTAAACACAACATATTTGTCATTATAGCTTGCACCTGCTGATGGATAATACCAGATAACTTCTGTAAATAGATTATTAATACCAGCTGTAACTTGTTGTCCTTTTGTAGTATCAAAATTATCATACACAAAATCTTCTACACTACATGGTAAAGATTTAACTGTACCGTCAAACATAAAGAAACCATTTGCAGATAGCCAGAATGCTGCACCATCTACTTCAACAACTGCATTTTTACCAATTAACCCACAGTTAGTACCAACCTGTTCAAAACTAAATGTAAAAGGTGCACCTACAAATTTCATCGTGTACAATGCATTGTCTGTAAATATAAGAATTGTTTCTTTTGCTTTGATAGCACCAACTATTTTTGTGCCGTCTTGTAATCTAAAATCTCCTGCAGTGTTAATAGCAGTCGCTGCATAATCGTTAATATCTTCTTGATCTGAAAATCTAACAAACATGTCGTCTTGTGTTGTTGTATCTCCAATAGTTGTTTCGGTTCCAAAATGACATAAGTGTCTAGTTGTTGGTGACACTAACGTTAGTCTTGATGCAGTTGGATTAGATGATGTAGAAAAGCCAGATGTAGATGTGGAAGCTCTTGTAGTTAAAGGTGCTGCTGCACCTGCGTTCCATGTAAATGTTTTACCGTTTGCAATCGTTGCAATTAATACTTGACCAAAGTTATCTAGACTCCAAAGACCTGGTTCAAGAGTTACTTCTGATGCTAATACACCTTCACCCCAATCAGAAAAATTTGTAGCATCTGTAACAGCTGTTCCTGTATTGTGTGATGCATTTGTTGTGCCATCTACATTTCTTACGATACTTTGTAAGTTTGGTGATGAAACAGAAGCATAAGATATTAATTCATTCTCTACTAATATTCTACCTGCAGCACTAAAATTGGTTGTTGCAGCTAATGTAACATTTGTACCAACGCCACCTGTACCAGCAGAGTTTGCACTCAATGATCCGTTTAGCGTGGACGTTGCAGCTCCAGGAACTGATCCATTCCATTGTGATATACCAAAACCATAACCATAAGATTGTGCTGCTGGTCCAACTTTTTCATAAGGCTTGACCGCAATACTTCCACCTGTTGAAACTGTTCCACCTGCATTACTACTTTGTGTAATTGTAAAAGTTGTAGGAGTTGGAACTGCTGTTACTTGAAATAGTTTATCTTCAAAATCTGATGCACTAAAACCTGTACCGCTTGGTAATGTAACACTATCAAACAAAACAATATCACCAGGTTCTAAGTTGTGTGATGTAGAAGTTGTTATTGTACAAACAGGATCATTATTAGCTGTTGCAATTGTGGAAGAACTAAGTGTAGATTTTAAAGGTGTGATGTCATGTAGTTGTCCTTCAAAGTATAAAAGTAAAAACTTATCTGTTCCTAATGCAACATATCTGTTTCCATTCAAATCAACAAATGCATGAAGTTTTCTTGCAACTCCTGTAACAGAGTCTGATACTAAAGATGACCAACCACCTACTTTTTCGGGTAGACCATATCTAAATCTAACATTGTCGGAATCTATCCATCTGTTCTCAGCACCTGCAGTTGTGTCTTGCTTGTCAATTCCAGGTAAGAAATTATATTCAATAAGAGCCATGATTCATGCTCCTTATGCCGTGTTAGTCTTAAATGCCCAGCCTCTTGTTGCGTCTACATACACTAATGTAAAAGCTTGACCATTAGTTGTTAGTGTAAGGTTCGATGTACCTGTGTTTATCGGTTGACTGTTTCTATTAACAATCAAATTGTTATTTGCAAAAGTTCCTCTTGCATCAATAAATGTAACCTCTGATCCAGTCGCAGGTGATGCAGGTAGAGTTACAGTAATCGGGTTAGCTGTTGTGTTTGCAAATATTTGATCACCATCTACTGCTGTGTATGCAGTAATTGTTGAAGAGTTTAAAGTTACATAACCTTTGTTTCTAATTCCAAGACTTACATTTGTACCATCAGAATATACTAAAGATTTAGATCCAACGGGTAATACAACTCCAGTTCCTGTCACAGTCTTAACTGTTATTGTATATAAAGCAGATGTGCCTCTTGTTGTTGCATCTTCAAATATAATAATTCTTTCAGATCCATCTGGTATAGTTACATTTCTATTTGCACCTAATGTACCTGTTAGTTTGATGTATAAATTTTTACCGTTTGATGTTGCACCATTGTCTAGTGCTAAAGTTAAATCTCCAGATGCTAATTGTGATGTAGATAAATAACCTGAAGATAATTGTTCTAGAATCTGTAAGTTTGTATTAGTGATCGTGCCCCAAAGACCAGCCTTTTCACCTGTTGCTATAAGTTCTAATTTTGAATTTGTTGAAAAACTTGATGCCATAATTCTCCTAATACGGGTCTATTGGTGTCCAGACCATTGTTGCTCCTGGGTTAATATCATTCCAAGTAATAATACCTGGATCTTTAATACTTAACGTCATCGGCGAACCAGTCGGTAACACTTTTGCCGCTGCCGATATTGTAACACTTCCAGTGTTAATGGTCAATTCATTCTTTGTAACACTTACGTTAGCTGCTGCTGTTACCGTAATATTACCTATACCTAAAGTAAATGGCGTAGCTGTAGGTGTTACACCAGCTGCTCCACTAATTGTTAATTGTCCAAAACCTAAAGTTAATGGATTTTTTGTTGGTGATACAAGTGCTCCTGCTAACGCCGACGATTGACCAATTGCAAGAGTTAATTGATTAGCGGTTACATTAACAGTAACGTTCGGGTTAAAGAACGATGTTGCTATTGGTGCACCAGATATGGAAGTCAGGCCGAGCATCTATTATGCTCCTGTCAGTGCTTTTATTTCAGCGTCGTTTAATCCTAGATCTTTGAGTTTTTGTTTACCAGATGCTGCGTCTGTTTCTTTTTGTGCAGCTTCTTCTTCCTCAGTAGGTAACTCTGCCATCTTAGCTTCTATGTCAGCTACTGGTATAGGTGTTGTTCCTTCATGCCAAGTTATTTGATTAGTGTCATTTGCATTTACAGTTACTTTTGCATTAGGATTTATTTTTAATATTGCTTTTATTATATCTGTCATAATTTATCCTGCTATCTCCATTGCTGTTATAACTGCCTTTTCATCTGCAACTACACCACTTGTTGCATTTATTCTTACTGTTGAACTATTACCTTCAGATTTTATATAAAGTTGATAGGTAATTGCACTTGTTGAGCTCGGTGAATCTAAAATTGACATTCCAGAATTAACATTGTCAATTCTAGTTGAACCAGAAGTAGCTCCAGTTTGACCACCAACAATTCTTGTACTATCTCTATAAATTGACATTGCCCCATAATAACTGCTTGAATTATCACAAGATGTATTTCCAGTAAAAATTACAAAAATTTTATTTGATGAAGAACTTGGAGTTATTGATAAAGATAATCCTGTTACAGCAGTATCGGATGTAGCTGTTGTTGTAAAACTATCTGTTTTAGCTGTACTAACAACTTGCAAAACGTTTCCTGTTACCGCAGTTCTTCCTGATCCACCATTAGCCGCGGGCAATGTTCCTGTAACATTGCTTGCAAGGTTTACACTGGTTCCGAATGCGTTTGTGTTTAGTCTAGTTATTGCCATAATTTATCCTATTCTATAATTTTGTATACACCCCAATGGGTAGTTCCTATTGTTGGTGAACTTGTGTGTGCCGCTTCACTAACAAATCTATTTTGTGATGTATCTGATACATCTGTTCTTCCAAAAAATTCTAAATAATCTCCAACAACTAAAGATAAAACAATATTAATTTTTGTATTTACTGCTGATGAAGGATTGTTATATGGATTATTTTCATTTGCTACATAATTTGAACCATTTTTATAAATATAAGCAGTTGTATTAAACTGTGTATCGTTAACTGGTGATCTAGTTTGTAAAGAAGCATAAACTACATACTTTCCAGCTTGACCACTTGGAACTGTAAATCTATAATTAGAAGAATTATCGTAAGCACCAGCAGTATCAAAATGTTCTGTATTGCATTGAACTTTTGTAATTGTATTATCATCAACATTTTGATTGCTACTTAAATAAGCCATAAAAGCTGGAGTATTAACACCACCAACAGCAGAACCATTATTTTGTAATGTCCCAACGATATTTACAGTATCACCAGATGCACCGATAGTAATAGTATCAGAACTCTCGTTGATAATGTTATTACCGTCTGTGTCCTGTATCGTGTCTGCTTTTAATATACTTGTCATTATGCTCCTATTACTCTAAATCCACCAAATCTTGTTCTTGGAAAACCTACTCCACTAACATCTAAATTTGAACCAGATGCTTGATAAACAAATCCTTCTACATAATCAGTACTTCCATTCATATCTACTATTACTTGACAGTTAATATTTTCTGCATAATGATGCCTTACTCTTGTTTGAGCATAAGTACTTCCATTTTTATGAATTTGTATTTGATAGTCATCGAAATCAGAAGTTTCACCAGATTGAACTGATGCAAAAATAAAATATTTACCAGCAGTTTGTGGTGTAAATCTGTAGTTTGTAGAGTTGTCATAAGCACTATCTGTATCAAAAACTTCATCTTGATATTGAATTTTTGTAGATGTTGCAGTGCTAATTGTTTGTGTACTGCTTCTATATGCTTCAAAAGCAGGTGTTGCTTTCATAGTGCTATTTAAAGTCATAGTTGCGGTAGAAAGATCTACAGTCTCTCCAGATTGACCAAGAGTGATAGTTCCTGATCCAGAGCTTGTTTGTATATTCGATACTTTTAATGTTCCGTTTGCCATAATTTTACTCTACTAATTTGTATGCTCCAAAATATGATGCCTCATCTCCTGATTGAATTTGACCATTTGTGTTAAAAACAACTCTTCCTGTTATATGGAAATAATCAGATGTTCCATTTGCATCTACAATAATTTCAGATGTTATTCTAAATTTTTTAAAACTATAAGAAGTATAATTACCTGTTGATTCTATATAATTAAGTCCAGAACCATTTTTAAAAAATCTTAATGCACCTTCTCTACCATCGTTTTGTTGAGCAGCACCTAATAATAATGAACCAAACAACACATATTTACCAGCTACATTTGGTGCAAAAGAATAAGATGGTGTAGAAATTCCATTTAATGTTACAGTGCTTCCTGTATTATTATAACAACCACCACTATCAAAACCTTCAGTGTCAGCTTGATATTTGGTATCTGCATCGTTAGTTAATCCTGTTTGACTAGAGCTTTTATACGCATAAAAATATGGAGTATTGACACCACCAAAACCTGTTTGGGTTCCGTTATTATTAATTGTAACTCCTGATGGTACATTAATTGTATCACCACTTACACCTAAAGTAATAGTAGATGTGTTTGTACTTCCAACTTGTAATGTCGAAGTTCCTGATACTGTATCAATAGTGTTTGTCTCTAACTTACTCATTATAAAATTACAAATGTACTCCCTGATGGTATAGTTACCGTACCACTAACTGTAACAGGACCAACTAACGCGCCGTTAGTAGAACCTGCCATTGATATACTTGTAAACGTTTGA